AATGTAAAACATATCAAGCGTTTTGAGTTGAATGAGTTTGTACCAACTACACCAGAACAGGGATACACTGAATGGACTAGAGGCACAGGACCCCATAATCCAGAAGCATTAAATAATGTCGTCAACGGTGTTCGTAAAGCATGTTTGGGTATTCCTAAGACCCCTGAGCAAAAATATAAAATGAGTATAGCCAAGCTTGGCATACCCAAAACAGAAGAACATAAACTAAGCATGAGACAGTCATGGGAACGCCGTAGACAATTACTACAGGAATCCAATGACCAAACCATCAATACATAAAATACATAATGAATACGACATATTTGGTAATGAAATAAGTGTTGTACTAATACATCAGTACAATGCAATAGTACATGAATGGAAATTTTATGGCTATCGTTGCAAGTATTGTGACGTATCACTTAAGGGTGTAAAAAACGTTATGAAACATCCTAGTTTTTGCAAAGAAATAAATACTACTAAGAAACGAAAGGATCCAGAAGTGCCTATACAAGTTGTAACAAAGAATGGTCAAAGAATGTATCGCTATGGTGATACAGGTAAGCTCTACGCTGATAGAAAAGACGCAGAGAAACAAGCGGCAGCCATAATCGCCAGTGGCTACAAAGAAAAGAAAATCATGGAGAAGAAATAATGGCTACACAACGTATGATGATGAATGGCAAAACAATGTTTCGTGATGGACTCAATGAGAAGCCTATCAGTGATAAGCCAAGCACAAAGAAAAAGGGTGCAGATGGTGCTGTGTGTTGGGAAGGCTATAGATATGCTGGAACAGAAAACGGCAAAGACAAATGCGTAAAGATGAAAAAATGAGTATAGCTTGTGTAATTGGTAATGGACCAAGTAGATTACAGTTTGATTTAAACAAGATATCTCAAACTATGACGACATATGGTTGCAATGCATTGTATAGAGATTACATGCCACACTACTTGATTAGTATGGATAGACAAATGGTTGATGAAATACTTGAACAAAAAGCGCACACTAAATCAATATTTTACACACAGCATGAAAATTATATTGATAGTTTAGCCATTAATGGTGAGCCAATTAATTTTTTTAATGGGTTCAAAGAAACGAATGATAGTGGTAATAGTGCGTTAAGATTAGCATTACAACACGATAACGAAACAATATATATTATAGGATTTGATTACAATAACGGTGGTAGTGATTTACCAAACGTATACTCTGGCACTAAACAATATCCAAGAAGTCATATCTTTCCTGCGGCAAGTATGCAGACTAGCAAATGGAAGCAAAGATTGAACAAGATATTAGGAGAATACCCAAATAAGAAAATTGTAAGGGTAAATGGCAATGACAAAAGTTTTGATATGCCATATAATAATTACAGTGAAACAACCTCAGAACAATTTAAGGAAATATATGAGTGAACAAATTGAATACACATACAAACTGTACAGAGACAATGAAGAATTAGTCGTTACAGTAGACCCATTGGTCAAAGACATTGAAATATCTATACAACGAATGATGGATATGGATGTAGAAGAACTAAGCGATGAAAACAAACATTTGTTTGAAATGAAGATATTGGGCTTACGCACGATTCATCAGTTCCTAGGTGCATTACAGCAAGAACAATATTTGAAAGAATACAAAGCTGGATTGACTACTGAACTTAAAGGTAGCGTTAACATCGATGTCAATGAACGATTAGATGGATTAAGTCAAGGAACGGTGCATTGATATGAGTGAATATAAAGGTCTTATAGACAAACCATTCTATGTTGGGCACATAAAGAACTTTGATAAGATGGTCACAGAACTGTCGCCACATATGACAGAGATTGAGATAGATCAATGTATTGGTTATATGCACACACTAAAAGATACAAAGTATGATATTAATCCAAGCCCAGAAGATTGTAAGACACAATTGCAAATTATGTTTGGACAAGAACGATTTTTAGAACTTACACAAGCATGGGGCAAGAAGAATCAAAAGTTCCTTTCAGTATTTGGTGCACTAAAGTTTAAAGACAAACGCACCGGTGAATATTATGATGGTCTTGATGAGACAGATAGTCCTGAGGATTACGAGAAAGTATATTGGTAAAATTATGAACGCAGTACTTAAATTAAAACAACCATACGATTTTGTAAGTGAGTTATTCAATAAAATTGACAATGGACCTATCGATGAAGTATTAGTATTAGCAACTGAATACGACATACATCAAACAAACGTAAGAATTCCTAGTCGTGTTAATGACACAATAGAACGAATTAAACAGAGACTAACTAAAGAAAATATCGATTGGACAAAACTATGATTAACAAACTGCAAGAATACATTAAATGGGCACGTGAACAAATGTTCAAAACGAACCCACCAAAAGAACAACATATGGATCATATGAACAACTTACCAGCAGGCACACAAGTTACAGTAACTCCACCAGCTAAACCAAAACGAATAATCGTAAGAAAGAAAAAAGATGTTAACAATACGTGAAAGACTAAACAATCCACAAACATTCAGAGTCTATCGTCAAATGATAGAGAACAGCCCTATTGATGTTGTTGAAAGTCTTAGAGAGAACATTCAAAGACAAGCGGCAGATCACCCAAAGGCTATTATATTAGAAGAATTGTTTGTTAAACGTCTTGGCAAATAATGATAGAGTACGATGCAAAACAACTATCAAGTTTGTTATGTTGCGAGCCAAAGTGGCATCCAATATACAAGCTGATGAGTCAAATGAATGTTGAGGAACTGAAGCAATTTCGTAAAGACTTGCGTGAATACACTCCATATCATTATTTGCATAAAACACTAGAACGTGAATTCCGTAATAGCATAGGAGATTAATATGACTAAAAGAGTATACTACAATCAAAACATAGTCAATGAAAGTTTGACTAACACATTTGAGTTAGAGCCTATGGATGATAATCAAAATCTTCAGACAGCACCAGAAATCTCAGTAGTTAAAAAGAAGACTGGGCGAGGTGGTGCAAGACCTAACAGTGGCAGAAAAGTAGGATCAACAGTCTAGTTAAGTGCGTCAGACGTACTTGCAGAGATTGATAAACAAGATGTTCCATTCGCTGTAGGACTAGCACAAGATTACCTTAGAGCAAGACAAAGTGGCGACATGCATGTGATTCAACGATATCAACAGATGATATTAGCTAAAGTCATTGCTGATAAACACGAAACAGATATTACCAGCAATGGTCAAACAATAGGTGCATCATTTACATTCCCAACTAAAGAGTTGATAGACTGGAAAGATGCGTAACGTAGACATTCCTTTATTTGGCGAACAAAAAACTGTCCTAGCAGACTGGCTTACCACGAATAAGCATTGTATAGATATTGTTCCAGTAGGTAGTGGCAAGACATTTCTTGCATCTATCGCACTTCCTATTTTTGCTAGTGACCCTCGCTATCACAAGGGAAAGGATGTAATTTACAGTGCCCCAACAGGTGCCATGATTAAGTCACTAATCTGGGAGCCACTCAAGAAGTCATGCATAGAATACTTTGGCTTAGTCGATGGTAAAGACATTAACAACAGTGAATTAACTATACGCTTTCCTAATGGTACGTTCATTCGTTGTAAGAGTGCAGAACAGCGTGAGAATCTACGAGGATTAAACGTTGGCGTATGGGTAGCAGACGAAGCCGCATTGTACACACAAGATACACTACAAGAGATAACCAATCGCTTACGACCTAAAGTAGGACAGCCTGACACAGCGGGTAGATTGATTGTTATCAGTACGCCTAACGGTACAGGACCATTACACGATTTGTTTCAATTAGCAAAGAGTAACCCAGAGAAATATATAGTCAGACATTATAACTACCTAGAGATGCGTAGTGGTAATAAGAACTTCATTGATGAACAAAGACGCATTATCAGTCCATTAAAGTTTGGACAAGACTATATGTGTCAATGGGAGTCAGTGGCTGACATGTTCTATTACGCATGGGACAAGAACAAATACTGTAATGAAGTAAAAGATTTTGGTGGCGACCTATACCATTTCGCGGATTTTAACAAACGTGTTATGTGTGCCACAATTGCCCAGGTTAAAAGACCTGGGGAATTAAATGGTTCAATTGAGATATTGAAAAGTTATGCAATACCAGACTGCTCCACAGAAGGTATTGCGAGTGCTATTCGTGAAGACTTCCCGAAACGCAGAATCAATAGTATCATAGATATGTCAGGC